TTCGTCTAGTTGTTGAGGTCTTACGTTTAATTTGTTTCACGGACTCATTAAACTCTTTCTGTGTGAATCCTTGGATGGTGTCGTAGCCATCTACTTGTTTCCACTGGTTTGCACGTTCTTTTTTCTTTTGAGCTGAGTAAGCTAATAATTCTTTCATGTTCATAATTTAATATTTTTAGTTGTTAGTGAGTGTTGAGGAGTCGAACCTCGTGAACCATTACACTCTTTTCATTGATTAATATTTTTAAGAAGGCAATCAATTTTATAAAACTTCTTTATTTTCTTTGTAGTTTTGGTATAAGTCGTTTAAGTACTCTTCATCATTTACTTCAATTTCATTTAGTTCATGAGCATTGAAAAATAATTCCACTTTAGTTAGTTCATTGTCTACTAGTTCACTTATTTCATCATTTGATAAATGGTCGTAGTTTTGAATATAATCGCTAAACAATTCTTCTCTTAAGTCTTCAAAGTAATTTTCCATATCTTATAATGTATTGTATTTGTTTATCATTTCTTTTAGAGTGTTAATATCTCGCATAACATCCATTGATTGAACAATTCTATCATTGTCGTAGTACAACTCATGTTCTTTATATAAGTGGTCTAACACATCTTGAAAACTTTTGTTAATATTTCCATCATTCATTAACACTCTTTCTTGTACTTCTTTTTGAAGTCTTTTCATTCTTAATTCTTTCATATTATTTATTTTTAATTACACTTATATTATCACATTCTTATTTAGTTTGCAACGTATTTTTTAGATTCTTTTAACATTCTTTCATACCATTCTATAATAGTTTCATCATATTTCATTTCATTATCTAAGTTTAAAATCTTATCTAATTCATTTATAATTTCTATTTCATTTTTAATTTGATTCTTACTTCCATAATAATCTTTAATATAAAAGGATGTTCTTTCTCTAAACTTTGCTAACTCTTTTACTATCTTTAATCTTACATTCATAATACTTATATTTTAATTACACTTATATTATCACAATACAATAAGGTTTGTAACGTATTTAATTAATAAATTATACCTTTTTAGAATTTTATGTAATATATATTATATAAGTAAAGCGATTCAATAACTATACGAAGATATTAAGCATTATATGAATATAATGTGATAAAAGTTATTAATTAATAATAATAATGCAAACATGTATAAGACAATTGTATTATAAGCGAATATGACTAGAATTATTCACTAATATAATAAATATAATTAGTATATGTTGCATTATATACAATAAATGTGTGTATTATACACATATATGACAATGTGGGTATAGCAAGCAATGAAAATTAAGTGAGTGATTATTAATAATGCGATAAATACATAGAAATCTATGTAATCGTTGCATTATATACAATCATACCCGCATACGTTGCTAATATGACTTTAAATATACGTTTTTATTGCTAAATATGTAGCGTAACACATTTATTCTCTATAACTAATTAAACTAAATTGATATGCCGGATACGTTTATAAAGAACAATATGTCTATTGTTGTATCGTTCTTGGTTGCTGTATTTACGGCGGGTGGTATCTTTGCGGAGTTTACTGCTATAAAGAATGAGTTAACTACTGTCCATGAGAGGTTGGACAAGAAGATCCGTGTTATAAACGATCTGGAAGATCGGTTGTTAGATATGGAGAAGCAGTTAGAATATGAGAGAGGATTCTTAGATGCTGCTAAAAAGAAGAAGAAATAATACTACTATTAAATTTAATTAGAACATTGATAAACTAATTAATATGGCAAAGCAAAAACACACAGTATCACCTTTACTAAAGAAAGACTCGTGCTACTACAAAGTAAAGAGACAGTACAAGGTATTCCCTAGTGCTTATGCATCTGGTGCTATAGCTAAGTGCCGCAAAAAGAAAAGATAAATGCAGTTACCTAAAAACGGAGTAGCAAAGGAGATTAGACATTACGTTGGTTCCTTATTTATATTTTTACTAATAATGTCGATTATCTTCATACTGATGAAGTATCCGGTATTAGACACAAATAAGGAAGTAGTAATGATGCTCATTGGTACTATATCAGCATCGATAGGATTAGTTGTCTCTACAATTACAGGAAGTAAACCAGACGACATAAACAATTTAAAAGCGGATCTAGATAAAAAGAATCATCAGATAGAACAATTAGTTGCAGCTAAAGATAATTTAGAGCACATGATTATTGATCTACAAAAACAGATTCTAGAAAATCAAGATAATGTTATGGATAAGATTATTCTTAAAGCAGCATTAGACTTTGATGACAGAGAAGCCGCATACAAAGCATTAAAGAAATAAGATGGGATTAACAAAAGTAACAGGTGACATACTTGAGACGGCTACTGTTACAGGTAGCCATATAGCTTCAGCTAGTATAACGCACAGTCACACCGATAGCTCAGTAGCTAAGGTGGTAACGCTTACGCAAGCAGAATATGATGCACTTAGTTCGTATGATGCATCTACGCTTTATATAACAACATAATAATATGGGAATTTACTTAGGAGCAAACGAATTAGGTGGTGGAAGCGGTGCCGGAGGAGGCGGTGGCTTTCTTTCAGATCCAAAAGAGCTGAACAGATGCTTCGTGTATTCACCCCGCTGCGAAGTTAAAACTACGGAATCAGCCCACGGTTTTCTGTATAATGAGTACGTAAAGGTTTTTGATGATATTAACGGTGGCATATATGCTACGCTAACAGCTGCGGATACGTACGTTACAACACACGACATAACCTCGACAACGAACGGCGGGGGTGTTCTACACCTGCTAATGCTTGGTGGACTACACTCAGGGGTGGTAGGGGACACAACAACCTGTAGAATAACCTTAGACGGGGAGGAGCACGTCATATCCACATCATTACTACAAGCTGACTCCCAAGGATATTACAGACCATTACTAGGTAACTTTGTTTTGAACGGGATGGCAACAACTTCTTCAGGTAACGTAACTTACATCAACTCGTACAACTTTGGTAACACCTACAGAGGTTATTGGCAAGCTAGTACTGTTTTCTTTACGAATGGTTTTTTCTCTGGATCCTCCAACCACACCGGGTATACATACGTTCCAACAGTAGCAAGCATGGGCCAATTAGGGGGTGTTAGATTTAAAGAAAGCTTAAAGGTAGAATTTAAAGCAGATAAAGTTAGCCAAGGAAGTTATCAGTCTAACAAAGTAGCTTCACTAGTAACAACATTTTAATTATGGACTATAATCAATTACATTTAGCAGATCCAAATATGTTCCCCCCTAAAGGAAATATGACAGATAGCGAAGCAATGGAACTCGCACGCCAAGAAGCAAAAGCGTGGAGGAATTTAGAACTAGCCACTACTGATTGGGTGGTGCCATTAACAGACCATCCAGAAAGGGCTAGCTACTTAACATATAGAACTAAATTAAGGGATTGGCCGTCAACTGATGACTTTCCCGCAATAAAACCTACATTATAATGGCAGTACGCAAAACCAAAAAAGGGGCAAATCTTAAACGGTGGTTTAAAGAAAAGTGGACCGACGAAAAAGGTAATCCTTGCGGTTCTGCGAAAAGAAAGGGTGTCAAGAAATGTCGCCCATCAGTTAGAATATCATCGGGTACCCCAGTCACTTGGGGTCAGATGAGTGCAGCTGAGAAAAAGAAGGCTGTAGCTGAAAAGAAAAGAACTGGTATGGGTAAACGTACCTCAAGTATAAGAAAGAAACGTAAAAAGAAATAATCATGGGAAAAAAAGGAACAACTGTAATACCTGCTATTATTAAAAAAACGAGCGGGCGCTCTACTGCAAAAAGTGGACCAATTAAAAGAATGAATCCGCCAACTTATAGATACAAGAAGTAATGTACGGGCCTATTAAAAAAGTGGCTAAGAAAAATGGCTACACGCAAAACAACGCTGCCCCCCTTTTAAAAACATTTAAAGAGCACATTCAAGGCGCAGATAATCCAGGGGCAAAAGCGTTAGCTCCGTTTTTAAGATTCTGCGGAGGTAAATCAAAACCATATAAAAGAAAGTAATGCCGCAAAAATTATCTCCTGCGGCTCGTAAGAAAAAAGCGGCCCGTGACCTTGCATATGCGAAAACTCCCCGGCGTAGAGCTATGAAGGCGGAGAATCAAAGGAAAAGACGCTCGGCACTTAAGAGGGGGATAAATATAAAAGGTAAAGACTGGGACCACAACAAGGGTAAATTTGTCTCTGTTAAAGTGAACAGGGGTGGTTACGGTAAAGGAACTAAAAAATACAATACAAAATGAGCACAACACCCATTACAACTAGAGTAAAAACTGGCTCTTGTGGATGCAGCCATAGTGGTCCACTCACAAGAAGAAAGTCAAACGCTCCTTCTCGCAAAAAGTCAAAAGGCTATTATGCGAAAGTAAAGAAGGGAAGCGGGACTGGTAGCAAGGCTGGTGGCGGTATGACCGCTAAGGGTGTTGCTAAATATCGTAAAGACAATCCAGGGTCTAAATTAAAGACTGCTGTTACTAAAGCACCTTCTAAACTGAAAAGAGGAAGTAAAGCCTGGAAACGCCGTAAATCATTTTGTGCCAGAAGTAAAAGCTGGACATCAGAGCGTGGTAGAGCAGCACGCCGTAAATGGAACTGCTAATATAACTTATATCAATTAAATTAAATTAAATTAAATGGCAATACAATTCGGATCGCCGAAGATAGTTAAAGAATTAAGCTTTAAAGAAGAAGCTAAAGATAAACTAATCGCAGGCATTGATAAACTAGCGGAAGCTGTAGGTTCAACACTTGGAGCTTCAGGAAGAACAGTAGTTCTTGAAGACGACTTTGGCAACCCCCACGTTACTAAAGACGGTGTTACTGTAGCTAATTACATTAACTTAGAGGACCCTGTAGAAAACTTAGGCGTTACTATGCTTAAGCAGGCTTCTCGACAAACAGCAACAAAAGCAGGTGATGGAACGACGACTTCTACGGTACTTGCTCAAGCGATCATTCACAATTACTTCTTACAAAAAGGCGAAAGCTATTCTTTTAGAGATATTAAAAGTGGTATTACGGATTTTTGCAAGCATGTGGTAACTGGTCTTGAAAAGAAAGCGGTTGCTGTAGACGATAAAAGATTGAACCAAGTTTCAAGAATATCTGCAAATAATGATGCAGAGCTTGGTGATTTTATAGCCGAAGCTTTTAAAGCGGCTGGTGACAATGGAGTTGTTACAATGGAAACTTCTCCAACGAATGAAACATACATAGATGTAGTAGATGGTACACACATAAATTCTACATCAAAGAGTATACATTTCTATACTAATAGAGAAAAAGAGTTGAGTGAGCTAGATAAGCCACTCATTTTTTTATGTGCCTCTGAGGTTGCAAATATTAGACGTATACAAACAATACTAGAGTACGCGATTAAGTCCAACAAGTCGCTGTTACTCATTGCCCCTTGCGATCAGCAGGTTGTGTCGGCTTTAGCGATGAACCATGT